GCAATCGGAAATAAAGCCATCGCTTTTGTTGGAACATCTGGCGTACAGATGGGATGGCTTGCTACCCAGTCGGATATGCTCGCAGAAGACTGGATGTTTGTTAAATAAAATTATATGTATTGGAGGAATAAAAACATGGAACTTACAAATATTTTTGAGGCGGCAACAAGATATAAATACAGATTCCCGTTCAAAGGAATGATTTCAGTAGAGGATTTATGGGATCTGAAATTACAGGATCTGGATTCAGTATTTAAACTGCTGAATAAAGAGAAAAAGCAGAGTGATGAAGAAAGTCTGTTACAGGTTAAATCTGAAGCAGACCAGGAGCTGGAAAATAAAATTCAGATTGTGAAATTCATTGTACAGGTAAAACAGACAGAAGCTGCAGAGAGATTAGCTGCAAAAGATAAGAAAGAGCGCAATCAGAAGATTATGAGAATCATTGAGAGAAAGCAGAACGAAGCTCTGGAAGGCAAGAGTCTTGAAGAACTGACAGCTATGTTAGAGGAGTAATATATGGGAATACTTGGAGATATTGCAGCATTTTTGTTTATGGCAATTGTGATATTAATTTTATTGCTAATTTTGTGTTTTATATGTGCTGCGGTATTAGCTGTAATTGTAGAAGCTATATACGAGGAAACCGGAAAATTAGAAGCTTTGTATAATATTTTACGCCATATTCTTTAAGGGAAATAAAATTCAGATTGCAAAATATATTGTTAAGTTTAAGCAGGAAGAGATTGAAGAGCGTCTTCAGGCAAAAGACAAAAAAGAATACAATCAGAAGCTGCTTGAACTGATCGAATGCAAACAGAATGAGGAGCTTGCCGGAAAGTCTATTGAGGAACTGCAGGCAATGCTTAAGGCATGATGTTGATTACAGAATTGTTAAATATTACATTACTTACTGTGTACTTTGTATTGGTATCAATGGGAATATTAGTCTTTATAGTGTTTCTTACAACCTTTATGTACGCAGTAGTAATGATAATATATAGATTCACTGGAAAGCTGGGAAAGCTTTACAGAATACTAGAAGAAATAGAAAGGAAATTTTAAATGAAGAATGGCTTATCAAATGAACAGGTCGAAGAGAGTCGAAGATTACATGGAAGTAACAAGCTTCCGGAACCGAAACAAAAGAAATGGTATCATTTTGCAAAGGAAGCACTGACAGAACCAATTACATTGATTTTGATTATTATCGCTGTATTTGAACTTGTGCTTGGAATATTAGGTGTAGCGGAGTTATCCGAACCAATTATGATCCTCTTAGTTCTTGCCATTGTTACTGGTTTGGCAATTAAGACTGGGCTTGGTGTTCAGAAATCAGCTGCAGAGCTAAGGGCCAAAACATCCGTGCGATATTGCGATGTAATTAGAAATGGAAAATTGCAGACTATTAATAAGAATGATCTTGTAGTTGGAGATCTTACTATTATTAGAACAGGCCAGGAAATTTTTGCAGATGGATATATTGTCGAAGGGAAAATTTCTGTAAATAATGCAGCAATTAATGGAGAAACAAAAGAATGCGTCAAGACTCCAATAGAAGGATTTGTTTATACTAAATCAACATCTACAGATACATATACAAATCAAAATTGTCTTTTTTCAGGTACTACAGTAGTTTCTGGAGAAGGCAAAATGTTTGTGACGGATGTTGGTGTAAATACAGTCAATGGAGACACACTTGTTAAAATGCAGACGCTTGAAGCTCCAAAAACAGCTCTTGATATTGCAATTGATAATCTGTGCGATTTTATTTCCAAGTGGGGAACAATCGCAGCGGTTCTTGCTTTTATTGTTATGACTGTATCCGGAATTATGAATGTTGGTGGTTTTGGCTCATATTTTTCAGGAGATATTCTTGAAATCGTACAGAAAATTGCACAGAACTTTGCAAATGCATTGACGATCATTGTTGCTGCGGTCCCGGAAGGATTGCCACTTATTATTAAACTTGTCACAAAGCAAAATGTAAGTACTATGGAAAAATTTAATATCCTGGCCAAAAATCCAGGAAAGATTCCAGAGCTTGCATACGTAAATCTTATTTGTACTGATAAAACAGGAACTCTCACCACTGGAGTAATGACTCCGAAGACAATGGTAAACGGATTGTGTGAGAATATTATGAATTCAAAATCTGTGCTTAATGATTTGATTATGAATAATATTTGCCTGAATAATAGTGCAGAATTTGATTCTGATGGAAATATTACTGGAGGTAACTCTATTGATCGTGCTGTACTTGGTATGTATTCTTCAACGGATACTTCCGGTGTTAAGAATAGATTTACAGTCAAGGCAAAACAGCCATTCAGTAGTGAAAACAAATATTCGGCCATTATGGTAGACAATGGTGAGAATGTTGTAACATTTTACAAAGGCGCACCAGAGAAGTTAATTGACGGATGTACTCATTTTGTTCATTCTGATGGTTACATAGACGAGTTCGGAGAAACTAAAAAGGACGCACTCAGATCATATATTAAAGGAATGACAGAAAAAGCAATGCGTTGTATTGTATTAACTATGTCTGATAGCTTTAAAGAAAATGATCTTCCTAACAATATGAGTTTTTTATGTGTGATTGGTGTTGTTGATCCGATCAGACCGGAAGTGCCAGAGGCGGTCAGAGTAGCACATAACGCAGGTATCCAAGTTATTGAGATTACTGGTGATTGTCTTGAAACAGCAAAAGCTGTAGCAACGGAAGCAGGTATTTACAGAACAGGAGACTTGGCTGTTACCAATGATGAATTTGAAGCTATGACGGATGAAAAAGTAAGAGAAATTCTTCCAAAGCTTACAGTAATTTCAAGATGTTCACCAAATACAAAGCTTCGTCTTATAAATATTGCACAGAATACAGGGATGTCTGTTGGAGTCGGAATGTCTGAAGGAAACGCTGGGATGTCTGTCGCTATGACAGGTGATGGTGTAAATGATTCCCCGGCACTTAAAAAGGCAGATGTTGGATTCGCAATGCAGGCCGGATCAGACGTAGCAAAGGAAGCAGGAGACATTATTCTTACAGATAATAACTTCGCAAGTGTCGTAAAAGGTATAGAGCTTGGTAGAACATTTATGCATAATATTATGATGTTTCTTGAGTTCCAGCTGCCAATCAATATATCATTACTCATTATGAGTATGTTATATCCAGTTATTTCTGGAGGAAGCCCGTTCTTAGCAGCAGTACAGATCCTTATTATCAATATCATCATGGACTCTCTGAATTCTCTGAGTTTTGGCGGAGAACCACCGAAAGAAGAGTACATGAAAGAGAAACCATTAAGAAAAGGATCTGGATTATTTATTAATGGTGCAATGGCAAGAATACTTTCTACAACTGCTATGTTTATTCTTATATTCGGAGTTATTATATTTGGATTTGACAATATATTTACAACAGATGTATCAGCGATGACCGCAAGATTTGCCACACTTTGTATCATGGCAGTATTTAATGGATTCTTAATTCGCACAGATAGCATCAATTTATTCAAAGGAATTGGGAAGAATAAACTGTTCATTTATATTGCAATTGGAATCTTTGTAATGACATTTCTGTTATGTAATGTGGTAGGTAGCTTTGTACAGACTACAGTACTTAGCTTATATCAGTGGGGAATTGTATTTGGGCTTCCATTCTGTATTGTTATTGACATTTTGGTTGCACGTTTGATTGAAAAGACAATGATTAATAAGAAATAAGGAGAATAGAAAATGGGATTTTTAGGAAAGTTATTTGAAAAAAAAGAAAATGATACGATAGAGAATACGGTAACGCAGCAGATTACAACAGAAAAAGATTTACAGAACCAGAATGATGAGGAGCCAAATTCTCCTATGATGCCAATTGATATGTCAAAACACCAAGAGAATTTAAATACTGTCCTGATCAATATGTCAAAAGATAACAAAATTGACATGACAAAACATGTAGCGAGAGTAGCATTGGCCATGGATTATTCCGGAAGCATGAGCAATCTTTTCCGTAATGGATCTGTTCAGGAAACAGTTTCTCGGCTGTTACCAATTGCTCTTCGATTTGATGATAATGGTGAACTTGAGAGTTGGTTATTTTCTAACGGAAGTGAAAGACTTGCAGCTGTTACAAAAGACAATTATTCAACATATGTAAGAAAAGTAATGAATAAAGCAAATATGAGTATGGGCGGGACTAACTATGCACCCGTATTAAAGGAAATGGTTTCTTATTATAAAGATATTGAACCAAGTGAAGTGCCAGCATTTATTATTTTTATCACAGATGGAGAAAATTGGGATACGAATGAGACAAATAAAATCGTAAAAGAACTTTCTAATTACAATATGTTTGTACAGTTTATTGGAATTGGAGATGAAAGTTTTAATTATCTTCGATCTTTAGATCATATGGAAGGCAGAAAACATGACAATACTGGTTTTACAGCAGTAAAAGATATGAACAAAATGACTGATGAGCAGCTGTATACAGAGATTCTTCGTCAGTATAAAGATTGGCTCAATAAAAAATAATTCTATACTGTAAATAATAAATTATATATAAATAAAGTAAATTAAAGGAGATTAAGATTATGGCAACAATTAATATGAGCAAAAAACAGAAAATCAGTATGACAAAGGAAGATGGATCTGCAGTAAAGAATTTTTTTATTGGTGTGAACTGGGAGCAAAATAGATACGCCGGAGAAGCCGATATTGATTTTGACATCAATGGAATGCTTACTAATGGAGATCGGAAGGTGACATATCCGGGAGATTTGGTAAATTATAATACATATGGAGATGGATCTGCTTATCCGTGGATTGATTATTCCGGAGATAATTTCACTGGAAATGATTCTCAGGGCATGATGTTTAATGGAAAACATTACGATGAATATTTTATTGTCCACGCAGATCAGTTTCCGGAGAATAAAACAGACTTTACCATTTGTCTTACTATTTTCAGAGCGGTACAGCGCCTTCAGAATTTTGGTATGGTAAGTAATGCAACTATAATGATCTGTGATTATGATAATCCAGACGGAGATAAGTACGAATATAATCTGTCTGAGAATGAGAATTTTGAAAATCTGAACGCCGTAGAGATGGGAAGGCTTTATAAATACGGAGATGGATTTAAATTCCAGGCACTTGGATCAGGATATACCGGAGGAATGACAGAATTGTTTAAGAATTTCGGTCTTGACATTGATGAGGGAAGGGATTAATCATGAAAATTACATTTGGAGCAGTATTATTAATTGCTATTATTGTTGCAGCGTTTTTCTTTTTCAGAAGTAAAACAGGGAAACGAGTAAAAACAAGAGCAACGGGTACAGCAACGGAGGCTATCATTAAAGATGCCTCCACCCCGGAAGGGGCAAAAGCTTATTATAACGAAGCTATTGATGCTAAAAAGGATCAGTATAATAAGGCAAATCAGATCTATACACAGATGCTTGGCAAGATCACTTCTTATGAGGAGCAGCTTCGAGCATTACAAAAAGAAAATATGCAGCTTAATTTAAACATTAACGCTTGTATCGATAAAGGCGATGATGAAGGGGCTAAAGTATATTTGAAGAAACAGCAGGATGCAGAAGATAAGATTGCTGTTTTAAAAGATACACTTAAAGAACTTAGATCTAATGCAACCGCTCAAAAGGAAATGCTTGACAGTGCGCTTCAGGCGGTAAATGATCTTAAGTCTGAAAAGGATAAGGCAATTCTTACTCTTGAAACGGCGCAGGTTACAAAATCCTTACAGGTTACTCCTGGCGCTTCAGACAAGGAAGAAGACAAAATGCTTGAAGTTGTTCGTGAAGGTATCAAAAAGCAAAAAGAAGCTGCAGACGGTACAAAGGCTGCATTTGATGCATCTGCAGATGTACAGCAGAAGCGCCTTGATAAGAAGATGAAAGACGAGGCCATTGATAAGAAACTGCAGGAGTTAAAAGTAAGGAAAGGAAAATAAAATGGTCGCATTAAATATGGGAACATTTGTTATATGCCTCGCGCTTGCCTTTCTGGCAGGCGTGGTGGTAAAAACTATTATATCGAGAAAATAAAGGTGTGCAATATGTTGATAAGAAAAGAAATTATTCCAATAGATGAGGTATATTCAGCAGTAAAAGATGTATTGTTCGAACCAAATAGAAAGAAATCTTTTGTTAATATTCGTGGGGATTTAATTAAAGGAAATAGTCAGCGATTTCAGACGTTTTTTACAAAAGGATTGAAATGCGTCTCTTGTGGAATAGAAGGCAAATATTTCGCAAAGGAAAAAACAAAGGGAGATAAGAGATATCATTTAAATCTATATGCTATAGATGGTAATGGAAAAGAGGTATTAATGACAAAAGATCATATTTTTCCTCATAATAAAGGCGGAAAGAATAATATCTCTAATTATCAAACTATGTGTGTGAAATGCAATGTAGCAAAAGGAAGTAGGATATTATAGGAGGAGACAATTATGAGTTTTGTTGTAAAAGGTAGTTTTGGAGAGATTGAAGTGGATTGTATTATAAATGGATTGATAACACCTAATAAGATGATTATGTTTAATGCTATGCTTGTGGATGGCAGGAAGATATTTGTAGGGATTGCCCCAATAAACAAAGGTTATCAAGAAGCATTAGAGCAGATTCAAGAAATCAATAAGATACTTGAAGGGGCAAATTGTAAAAAAGAAAAAGCAGCACCAGCCCATAAACCTAAGTACAAATGGGGAGACTGGAAAGAAGTTTACACTTATTTTATGGACCCATTTTCTCGTAGAGAAAAACTATTAGTATATAATGTTAGAACTAATGGTAAGAGAGTGCAGGTAGAATTCGACGGTGTAAAAGCTATGGCTTCTTGTAATATTGAAGCAGGAGATCAATTTGATTATAAGTTTGGTAGGGAACTGGCAGAGCGAAGATTGATTGCGAAATTGATTGAGAAACGTGCAAATTCATATTATATAAGCAAAATCAACAAAACAAATTAAATTAACTTTGCGTATTGACAAACACAACTTGATATGCTATACTAAATACATAGTCAAGGATGACAACAGCACAGAGGAGTGAAAGCTCCCTGTGCTAAATAAAAAGAAGAAAGAAATTTAATTATACAAACAATGAATGTAGCGGTATGATGAAATTGGCTAGACATAATAGACTTTGACTCTATTGAGCAGTAGCTCGTGTGGGTTCGAATCCCACTACCGCCGTTTGGCAAGTATTTTATACAAATATACTCCAGCCGAATTGCAGAGAAATATAATTTAATTATACAAAAAGGAGATAAAAATGAGTAAAATTATTAGTACAGGTTCCACTTTTAGAATCTACGGAGATGATCTTGTAACACATAATCAACTTCCGGCACAAATTTATTCTATCAGATGTTCAAAGATGACAGGATTTTATTTAGAGAAACATGCTGATATTGAGATCAATGAAGATAAAATATACGGTGTGCACATGGAAAAAGTAAATAAAGTATTAAATGCTTTTCCAAATTTCAATAAAAATCTTGGCGTGATCTTATCTGGAGCCAAAGGAATTGGCAAATCTTTATTTTCTAAGATTCTTGCTGTAGAAGCTGTAAAAAAAGGATTGCCAGTAATTATTGTTGATACATATATCCCTGGAATTGCTAATTTTATTGAAGAAATTGAACAGGAAGTATTAGTAATGTTTGATGAGTTTGATAAAACATTTGGTAATATTAAAGCTGCTGATGGTATGGCTAATCCGCAAACAGAGTTGCTTACATTATTTGATGGATTAGCTCAAGGGAAAAAGTTATATGTTATTACTTGTAATAATCTTAATACTCTGAGTGATTATTTGGTAAATAGACCTGGAAGATTTCATTATCATTTTAGATTTGATTATCCGACAGATTCTGAAATCACAGAATATATGAGAGACAAGTTACATAAAGAGTATTATGGAGAAATTAGTAAGGTAATTGCATTTTCTAAAAGAGTCAGCTTGAATTATGATTGTTTAAGAGCTATCGCATTTGAGCTTAATACAGGATTACAATTTCAAGAGGCAATTAAAGATATGAATATCCTTCATATAAATAATACCGTTTATATAGCTACTTTGTATACTAAAGATGGGAAAAAAGATACAGAAGAAAAAACTCTTGACTTGTTTGATAAGACTTCTAATCATAGTTTATATTTTACAATAGATGGAAAATGGTTCTATACAAAATTTTCTGGTGTTGATGTAAGATATGATTTTGACAGACACATTGATTTTGTTGATGGAAAAGATGTTGAAATTATTCCGGATGAAAACTATGCGGATCTTACAAAAGAAGAAAAGAAAAAATACGAAAATATTAAAATTGATCGTATCGTTTTTGCAAGAAAAGAAGAAAAGGTACTTCATTATAATCTTTCTGTATAAAAATTTAATTAAACATTCCGATGAATAAAAACTTTAGATATGTAGAAGTTCGGTTATAAGCATATGTCTTTCATTTTACTTTTTACCTCTTATAACTCGTTTGAAGCAGGTCTTACGAGTATAAATAAACTGTATAAGGGTAAGCCGGTAGTAACCTTATACAACAAGCGGATATGGCGGAATTGGCAGACATAGAAGGCTCAAACCCTTCGGAGAAATCGTGTGGGTTCGAATCCCACTATCCGTATTCGGACTATTCTTACGGATTTACTTGATGGCCTAAATAGTAATGAGGAGAAATAAGTCCGAGAGGTTAACCTTTATATTATATAGCGTCTATAGGACATTAAAGAAGATTGAAAAGTTGGTGGAATACTGGAACCCAGTGATGAGGAAGCTGCGAATGTGTTGGTTGTATGGTTTGGACGCATTGAAAGGAAACATTTATATAGATGTGCTTTGTGCTAATGAGGTTGTGAGTGGGCGTTGGAGGAGGATCTGGTAACAGATGTGTAATTAGTTACGAAGCGAAAAGTCAGTGAGGTAGAAATAATGTGGGAGGGCTTTTGAGAGTGATGACGATCGTTCGTGTAACTGACACGATTGCATAAGCAAGTTTTTTACAGATATTGTTACATTTCTATATTGTGGGTGTAATTATAACGCCCACTACATGGAAACTTAGCTCAGTTGGTTAGAGCAACCGGCTCATAACCGGTCGGTCCTGGGTTCGAGTCCCAGAGTTTCCATTTCTCCTGACGAAGGAGTGACTTTTATAGGCTGTAGAGTTCCAATAAGAAACAAGCCGTTTCTAGTTAGGGCGTGAAACTGGTGTTTTTTTTGAGATGTTTTATAAGTAAAAATATCCAGCTTTAGAGAAAATGTAGTGAATTGAGCTGATCAAAGAACACATAATCCTGTTAGGACTGCAGCACGACAGGTCATGCATGAAAAGTGATAAGTAGCTCAGTTGGGAGAAAGAGCGCACTACAAAAGTGAGGTCGGTGGTTCGAGTCCACTCTTATCACATTTGTAATGATGACGCGCGGATCGTTACAAAAGAAAATAGTAACTACTGAAATGTATATTTAAGGAGGCAGTAAACATGACAAAATATGATTTATGTACGGGTGATATCGTTCTTTCTACAAAGGGAAGCTACGGTATTGTGCTAATCGGAACTAATGGAGATGATCAAATCAAATGGTACAGTAATAATAAAGGACAGGTTATTAACAGATTTAGATCTTTTTCTATGATTAACGAAGATCTTACATTTAAATATGATTTAGGTAATCGTATTATTAAGGTATGGAGAACGAAAGACAAACATTATCTTGGTGATAAAGCAATTACAGAATATAATGCAGCAGAATGTCATGGATTTGAATGCATCTATGAAGAGTTAATTAAGGAAGTAACTATGGCTGAAGTTGAAGAAAAGTTTGGCTGCAAAGTAAAAATTGTAAAGTAATAAAATTTAATTATACAGGCACGTATAAATGAGGAATAGGAAATAATATTTGAAGCACTATCTTAAAAGATCAGTGCATAGATGTCAGTGTGACAATAAACTGCAAAGTTATTCCACTTCGGAAAGCGAGGTGAAATAATGGAGCAGAAGAAATTTATGGATATTCAACGTCTGAAAGAAGGATATGCAGATGGATTTGTACCGGGTGACTTAATTGTTATCCAGGAAAAATTCGACGGATCCAATGCAGCAGCTAGATATGATGCAGAGACTGGCAAAATGGTAGCTTTTTCCAGAAGACATACGTTGGATCAGAACAATACATTAAATGGTTTTTATAATTATGTGCAGGAGTTAAATCCTGAAGATTATAAAGACGTTCCGGACTATGTAATATTTGGAGAATGGTCTGGAGCAAGAAATGCGATTATTTATTATCCAGAAAATACTAAGAAATGGTACGTATTTGATATTTATGATGTAAGGGAAGAAAAATATCTTCCTCAGTCAGAAGTAAAGGCATTTGCAAAAACGCATGGACTTACATATATCAATACATTTTATGTTGGACCGTTTGTCAGTTGGGAACATGTACAAAGTTTTATGGATCATCCGGGATATGGAGAAATTCAAGAAGGTATTGTTATAAAGAACCAAACAAGATTAAACGATCCGAATAGCAGATTACCATTTGTAGTGAAAATCGTTGGAGATAAATTTCATGAAGTCGCAAAAATGAATCATGTTAAAAAGATTCAGGATCCGCAAAAGTTGCAAGAACGAACAGAAGCGCAGGAACTTGTAAAATCTGTCGTGACGCGGCGTAGAGTTGAAAAAGAGTTATATAAAATGCGTGATGAAGGAATCATCCCAACAGAGTGGTGTGAACAGGATATGAAAACTGTTGCAAGGAATCTTCCAAACAGAATTTATACAGATTGTGTAAAAGAAGAACCGGAAGTAGTTCGAGCAGCAGGACAATATTTTGGAAAATTCTGTTCCGTTATTTCGATGAATTACGCACGAGAGATTATTCTCGGTCCGACTGGAGCAAAGTAAGGCGAAAGGAGGACACGAATGGTGGCAACAGCATTTAGTAGATTATGTACTTCTTGTAAAAAAAGATTTGCATACAAACAAACAGACGCCATCTTTGATGAGAATGGATATGGATATTCAACCAAGCTTGTGAAATGCAAACATTGTGGGCGATTAAATGTGATTCGATATTTTGAAGATGACTCGATGAAATTAAACAATGATAGAAAATATTATGATTATGACATGGTATAGAATAGGAGAATAATAAATAATGGCAAAACAGAAAGAAAAAAAACCGTTAGATAAAAAAGGCTGGGTTCAGACATTTGAATTGATTGGAAAGGCATGTATTAAAGATTACACATTCAAAATTGATGAACATTCTAAGAAAAGCGACTGGATTTACAATTCTATTAACCTGAATGTTGACTGCGGTGATAAATACGGAAAAGTTGGCTGCGAATTAATGGGTGGTTATGGAGCTGGCAGAAACAATGTTATTTATGTTCATGGCAAAGATGAGAATGGCGGAGATGATTTTGATAACAGATATCAGATTGATTTTGATGATCGATTTGACGAGGATATTCTAAAAGATATCGGAGAGCTTTGCTTTATCAAAATTGGTATTGAGAAGGATACAAAAGGTGAAGTTGTTATCAATAAATTCTTACATGCATATGATGCAATTAAATATCTGTCTGAAGCATTGCAGGATGGCATGGAGATTAAGGTAAGAGGGCAGTTAAAATATACTGTATATGACAAACATGTACAAGTAAGAAAAGAAATTAACAGTATTTATCTTCCAAGGGAGAAAGAATTGAATACTTATGAAGCAGCATTTACTCAGTCGATGCTTCTTGACAAGTATTCAATCGGAAAAGCAGATAAAGATAAATGTGCGTTCCCGATAACGGCATACATTCTGGAGAAATTCAAAGAATATAATGGTAATGACTTGACTGAAGGTGGCGCTGTAAAAGGCGGAAAGTTTGTACCTTTGAGAAAGACATTTGAATATGTTTATGATCCGGAAGATGAAAAATCTATTGAGCGCGCAGGAAAACTTTTCAAAGTTAAGAAAAACGTGACATTGATTACTTGTCAAGGAGTATTTGTTGAAGGCGGTGCAGTGATCCAGACAACTGAAGACGATTTACCAGACGATATTAAAGAACTGGTAGAAATGGGAGCTTACAGTTTGGAAGAAGCATTAGCACTTTGTACAGAAAATGCTAGTAAAGAACGCAGGATGTTACTTACTAGACCAGTTATTAAGTTAGTTGGAGAAGACGGATCTAAGATTCCACAGATTCAGAAATTTGATTCTATGTATTCAGAAGATGATCTTGTATTAGATTATCTGATTGAAGCAGATGATGACGAAGAAGTGGATGAAGTAGAAGAAGATTCAGAAACTGATACAACGGATCAGGATGAAGAAATTGATTATGATTCAATGTTAGATTCGCTGCTTGATGATTAACTATAATAATTAAATTATACAAAGTACAGAAAGGAAACAAATACTATGGGATACGGAAAAAAGAATACAATTAAAATTGATCCTTTATCATATAATATTGGACTTATTGGGGAAAGTGGTATCGGAAAAACAACAATTATTAAAGAGATGTGCGAGAAACTTGTAGGTGAAGATGGATATCGTTTTCTTGAGTGTGGTAAAGAAGATGGCGCTGACGGTATTAATGGAATCAACTATTTGAATTGTCCGGAATGGTCAATGGATTATGATGAAGAAACAAACAGTATTGGATTTGAAGATTTTGTGGATGATGTCGTTGAGAATAAATCCACAGAATATCCTGATTTGAAAACAGTTGTTATTGATACATATGATCAGCTTGTAGAAATTGCAAAGCCAGAAGTTATTCGTATGCATAATGCGGAGAATCCTGAGAAACCGGTAAAATCTATCAAAGCAGCTTTTGGTGGTTATATGGCCGGAGAGGATAAGGCAACAGAAATTGTTCTGAATAAGTTATGGGAACTGAAATCGGTTGGTGTTCATTTCATTATTATTGGACACGTTAAGCAGCGTACACAAGATGATGTAACAACAGGACAGACATATACTTCTCTAACAACTAATATGTCAATGAGAGATTTTAATGCAATTAAAACAAAATTACATTTTCTTGGTGTTGCTTCTATTGATAGAGAAATCGTGCAGGAAAAGACTGGCAAGACTAAAAAGGAAGGTAAAAAAGATGTAGATATTATGAAAGGTGTAATTACAAGCGAAAGCCGTAAAATTACATTCCGTGATGATTCTTATTCTATCGATTCCAAATCAAGATTTGCTGACATTGTTCCGGAAATTGAATTTAGTTCAGATGCATTAATCAAGGCTCTTACAGATGCTATCAAAGCCGAAGCATCTAAAGGGAGTAAATCTGTTGATGAATTAAAGAAAGAACAGGATTCAGCTGCAGAAAAAAGAGCTGAAAAGATTGCGGAAGCTGAGGCAGAAGCTAAAATACAGAAAGAACTTAGTGAAATCACAGAAAAGATTAAGGCGTTCTGTATTGCTAATAAAGGTAAAACAGCAAAATTAAAACCACTTGTAGCTGCAGCTAAAGAAATGGGTTATGACAATCCGATGAAAGTAACAAATATTGATGACGCAAAAAAGATTCTTGAACTTACTGTTGCGTAAATAAATATTGATCCCAGGGCTTCTGCCTTGGGATTTCTAAGGAGAATAACATTGAGTAAGGAAAATAAAAAGGACACAACTGGTTGGGAAAATGAAGACTTCTTACAAATGTGTAATTGGGTTGAAAGAGAATTGATGGGGTATTCTGGGACGCAGCGTTTGCATAAGAACGCATGTCTAAGACTGCAAGGGCTAAGAAAAGGACAAAGTATGGCGAATAATTCTCATGAAATGTATGGAGAATATCCTATTGATGTTATTTTTAATACTTTTAAAGCGAACAAATATGTCATTTTAAAAGCAATAAAAGGAAAAACATTTAACAGCGAAGATCAGAAAGTGGCTTACATTTGTGCTATTGTAAGCAGCCGAATTAATGATATGTACACCAGAATGAAAAATGCAAAGAAAAGCGAAGAGAAGTCTGAAAAGATTGATATAGGAGCACAAAATAGTGAAGCTGCTAAATATCAACGTCAGACAGAAGAGGTCGTCAATTCTACATTTGAGGGGATTTGGTAATTGACATCTATCACTACTAAGACGAAAGATCGCAGTAGTGCGAAAACAATGTCTCCTTTTGAAAAGGAATGTATTGAGACTATTAAAAAGGTAAATGAATATAAGTTAATTGCAGAAGCAAATGCAGTGTCTTCTATTTACAAGAACCCGGATTTAGTCAGAGACACTTCTTTGAAACTGGAAGATATAACAAATAATGCTTGGAGAGTATATTTTTCAATTGCGAACGATATCATCAATGTAGAACAAAAAAATACATTAGATGAAATTACAATCAATATGTATCTATCGAAACATTCAAAATTAAGTAAGAAATACGATGAATATGGTGGATATGAGAAGATTGAAAGTTCATTTACATATATCGAAGAGGCTAATTTTGATTCTTATGTGAATGAGGTAAAAAAGTGGAACGCTGTAATGAAATTAGCCCGAATGGGCTTTCCTGTAAAAGAAAAGTTAAGTAAATATGTCGATGCTAAAGCTGAAGATATATATAACGAACTTGAGGCACTTTTGAATCACACATTTATTAATGTGGAATCTGAAGTTAAAACTTATAATGCCTGCGACGGATTATTTGATTTGATTGATAAATTAAATGCTGGAAGTCAGGTAGGAATGCCACTTAAACATTGTGATATTTTGAACAGAGAAATTGGCGGCATTAATTTTAATGGAAACATTTATGGTCTAGGTGCCAATTCAGGTGTTGGAAAATCAACAACAGCAATCAACTACTTAATGCCTTCAGTATTAGAACATAATGAAAAAATGGTCATTATGATTAATGAAGAAGATCAGGATAAAGTAAAGAAAGAGTTACTTGTCTGGGTTGCAAATAATTTATATAGTGCTGGACTACATAAATATATTTTACGTGATGGCCATTTTAGTAAAGATGTTTTAGATAAGCTTCGTAAGGCAGCAAAATATCTTGAAGAGTTAAAAGAACGCAGAAATATTACAATCGTTCCCTTTGAAAAATATACTGTCAAAGCAGCAATCAAAGTAATAAAAAAATACTCTAGCATGGGAGTAAGGCTGTTTGTTCTGGATACATTAAAAGAATCATCTGATTCAAGAGACACAGAAACATGGAAATCTATGGAACGAGATATGGTTGATCTTTACGATGTTGTGAAACCAGCTGCTAAAAATGTAGCATTATTTGTTACATATCAGTTAGGGAAAGCTTCAGTAAAGATGAGGTATCTTACAAATAATGAAATTGGACAAGCAAAGAATATATTGGATGTATTTAGTGTGAATTTAATGATGCGTAAACCATTTGAAGATGAGTTTCCTGGTGGTTCACATGAGATTAAAGCTTATAAGTTGGCGGGGAAAAATAATTCCTCAAAGATTCCGTATCATCTGGATCCGGATAAACATTATATGATTACATTTATTACTAAAAATAGATTTGGGGCTACAGACCAATTTCAGATAATCTCAGAGTATGATCTGAGTACAAATATGCACAAAGATGTTGCTATTTGTAATATAGCACAAGATTTTTAAGCGGAGAGTAAATATGACTGCATTAGAGATTAAGGAATACATTCAAAAAAATGGAAAAATACCTTATGTTTTAGAAAGCATTGGGTGTAGCAATATAGTATATCATGATAACAAGGATTATTATAGCTGCTCTAATGCGGTGGGTGGTGACTGTAACAATCCAGCCGCCATCAATATAAGAAATAATAAATATCTGAATTATCGAAATTATACCAGAGGAGTTGAATATGACGATGGTGAGGATTTAATTTCTTTAGTTCAGTATAATAAAAATATTGATTTTGCAAATGCAATGAAATATCTTCATAAACTTTTAGGATTGAAAAATTTATACAAAGGAAAAGAGGAGAAGAAAAAGCCGGATGATTCCTGGTTCGTGTTCTCAAGATTTGTGGTTAAGCGTAGGAAATGTATCGTAAATGACTTTGATCCTATGAGTGAAGATATTTTAAATGATTTTGTTCCATATATTCATATTGATTTATTTCGCGAAGGGATTGTAAAACGAACAATTAAAAAATTTGGACTTGGATATTCGTATAGATGGAGGAGAACAATATTTCCAATTAGATATTGGCTAGATGGAACTCTGATGGGATATAATGCCAGAAGTTCCATCGAAAATTGTTCTGAATTTGGAATATCAAAGTACTTTATAACACCTGGGATGCGAAAAGAAATTAATATATATGGATTGTGGGAAAATTATAAAGATATTCAGAAAGCAGGATATATTGTTATATTCGAGGCCGAGAAATCTGTTCTTAAAAGAGATAGCAGAATGGATCCAACCGGCGGTGCAATTGAAGGCCATGTACTTTCAGATGAGCAGGTGCGAATTATACTTGGTACCGGAGTAGAAGAAGTTATTATCGCGATGGATAATGATGTTCCAATAGAAGAGGTCTGGAATATGTGTGAGAAGTTTTACGGATTACGTAAAGTCAGCTACATTCGTGATAAATGGAAACTGCTTGGCCCAAAGGACTCACCTGCAGATGCGCCAAATAAAATATACAATTTTCTGTTTAAATGGAGAATTCCTTATGATGAAAGTAAACACAGAGAATATTTAAAGAGTTTGAAAAAATAGTTGAGATTAAGCTATGAAGAACTGCAGAAGATGTGCGAGGCACTTGGAGTCGATAGACTCAATTCATGGAGCCGTGTAAACTGCGTACACAATGGTCTCTATGAGTATTTTTTGAAGTATGTATTACATAAAAAAGAGGATCGTGATGATTCTATTTATAAAGTAACTGGCGGTATTAGTCATGATATTATAGAGCGATTTTATACTGAAGAATTAGCTTATGAAAAAATGGCTGAAGAGTTTGACGAAGGATGGATGATGGCATTTGATATTGCTGATCTAAAATTTGTTCGTGGAGATGGTGCCAGAAACAATAGTATTGCAACTAAGTATTATTATGATTTGAAAAATTTCTTTGAGACACACGAGAAGATTACTGATCATATTGATATTGAAAAGTTTGTAACCGTAAAGGTTGGCGATGAATATTACCAGGGGTATATTGACGCTCTGGTGACAGATGAAAATGGTAATTATACTATATTAGATTGGAAGACAAGCAGCATATATAAAGGAGATAAAGCGAAAAATGAATGTGGGCAGTTGGTAATGTACTCTCTGGCTTTACATCAGATGGGAATTCCGTTTGAAAAGATCAAAATTGCATGGAACTTCCTTAAATATCAGTGTGTAACTGTTCAATCTAAAAAAGGTGTAAAGAAAGTAAGAGAAATCGAACGCTTTGAGCTTGGTGAGAAGCTACAGGCAAATGCAAAGATGTGGTTAAAAGAATTCGGATATGAAGAAAACATGTTGGAGTATCTGGATAAATTAGCTCAAACAAATGATATTACCTGTCTTCCACCGGAAGTACAGGAGAAATATGAATTGCATGATTGTTATGTATATGTTGACTTAACTCCGGAGCTGATTCAGTATTGGGAAAATTTTATTATCAATACTATGAAAATGATTCGTGATAAAGAAGCTACATATGCGGAACTAAAGGCAGCAGGAAAATATGATGAAGCAGATAAACTTTGGTGGGAAGATGAAGAGAGTCTAAAAAAGCAAAGTTATTATCTTACGAATTTGTGTGGTTATTCCACTAAACTTTATAAACCGTTAAAAGCTTATCTTGATGCTCAAGATGCAAAGAAAAATGGAGATATTTTGGGTACGAAAAATAAGCAGGATGAAGAATACGACATTGACAATTTAGATTGGCTTAACGATTTATAAGGAGATAAAATGGGACAGTATACTATTTACCATTGCCACTCAAACCGTTCTCTTCTTGATAGTTGTACTGATTATAAAGAATATGCAGACCGTGTAGCGGAGCTAGGGTATAAAGCCTTAGCTCTGACGGAGCATGGGAATGCCTATAATTGGGTTAAAAAAAAGATGTATATCAATTCAAAAGGGCTAAAATACATACATGGAGTTGAATGTTATTTAACAGCTTCACTAGAAGAGAAGGTAAGGGACAATTATCATACAATTCTTTTGGCTAAGAACTATGAAGGTGTAAAAGAAATCAATCTTTTGATTGATAAATCTACACAACCGGATCATAGATATTATAAACCACGTATTACATTTGAAGAGTTCTTTAATATTTCAGATAATGTAATCAAGATTTCTGCTTGTTTGGCATCACCTTTGAATAAATACCCAAAGGATATCCAGAAACAAATGGCAGAGAAAACTGCTGCATTGAAACAGGAACTGGCAAATAAAGTTGCTGAACTTGAAAAGCAGAAGAATGATCAAAAGGCCATGATTACATGGTTGAAACAGTTTGATGAAAATGGATGCATCCTTGAAGATTCATATTTGCATTATATCGAAGCTCAAATTGATAAGTTGAAGCAATATTATGATAATTTGCTTGAAGAAGTTCAGCTTATGAATGTGACAGCGAGAGAGACTTTTTATAAGTTACTGGAAACATATGATTACTATGAAATTCAGCCGCATGATTTTCCAGAGCAGAAACGATATAACGAATTTTTATATGCTGCATCAAAACAAACAGGGAAACCTTTAATCGCCGGAACAGATACACATAGCATTGATTATTATAAAGCTGAATGCAGAAGCATTTTACAGAAAGCAAAACGTATCGAATATGCTGATGAAGATAAATTTGATCTGACATTAAAGACTTACGAAGAGTTGGTTGAAATGTTCCGCATTCAGAATTGCGATATTCCATTTGATGTGATTCTGCAGGCAATAGAGAATACAAATGTGATGGCTGATTCTGTTACTGATTTCGAACTTGATACTTCTGTAAAATATCCAAAATTGTACGACAATGAAGAGGAAGTATTAAAGAAAAGAATTTTTGATAAATTGCATGAGAAAATTGATGCAGGAATTATCAAAAAGGAAAAAATTCCAGAATACGTGAAGCGTATCAAAGAGGAAATGCGTGTATTTAAAAAGATTAATATGATTGGATTTATGCTCTTTATGTCCGAACTGGTATGTTGGTGTTGGGAAAATGGTATACCAGTTGGGCCATGTAGAGGATCTGTAGGTGGTTCTACTGTTGCATACATAACAGATATCATTGATGTTGATCCAGTTATATGGAATACAATTTTCTCACGATTTGCGAATGAAGATCGTGAAGAGGTCGGGGATATCGATCTTGATATTTCACCAGATCAGCGAGAATTAGTTTACAATCACATCATTGAGTCATTTGGATATGATAAGACAGCATATATTCTTGCTATCGGAACTGTGTCTGATAAAGGCACTATTGATGAGATCGGGCGCGCTTTAGATATTCCACTT